AAATATAACACCAATTGGACCAGGTCCACCAATGGTTGTTGGGATAGGAATGTTAATTAATACGTTTGCTAATGCTCTAAAAATAGAAACAGTTCTGACTGTGGTGTTTACTGATTTGGTAGCTGAATCTATTGTTTTATAGATATTATTTAGTTGTCTTACTAATTGGTTTTTCTTTTTAACTGTTTCATTAATTTTACTTTGGGAGGGACATTTAATCTCATCTTTTGCCCCATTTAAAAAATCTCTTAGTCTAGAAATACCATATGTTGCTAATAAAGTTAATACAATAGGGATAATTGTATCTTTAACTTTTTTGTATTGGGATAATACTACATTTTTTAAAGCTTGACCTCTATCTTTTTTAACTAATTTTTTTATTTGTTGGGTTTCTTCTTCAATACTATTAGAAAGTATAGATTTTTCTTCTTTTAGTTTACTTTCTTTAGATATTAAGGTTATATTATTTAATGTGGTTAAAATAGATCCATCACCTGCTACAATGGGTTGAGTTTCCATTGCATATCCTTTCTTTTGATATCTTAGATTATAATCTATATAATAGGATTGACCTGTTTCTTCATCAATTTGTAATTTAATATCAAATTTAAATTTACCTTGATTATCAGTACGAGTTGATCTTAAACCTAAAGCAGATTCTCCTAACCCAACAGATACTTTTACTTTTTCTAAACTTTTGCCTTTATCTTGAACCCTTCCACTTACTGTAAACTTTTTAAATACAGGTGGAATACTTTGGTCGATATTTGGGTTTATAATAGACATTATATTGTTTTACTTACTTGTGATAATAAAGACGGAAGTTCATTTTTAATATCCTCTAAATTGGATTTAACAACAGGAGATATTACTGAGATTGTAGGGTGTGGACCTGTTTCTATATTACCAGATACATCTATTTTTGTTTGGGTTGCTTGTTCCAATACATCACATAGAGCGATAAGATTTGAAAGTAGCACTTCGAAACGATCCATAAAAGCATTTCCTTTTACTAATGCTTCTTTAGCCTCAGTATTTCCTAACTTAACAAGATTTCCAACTAATGTTATATTTTTATTAGAAGTTAAACCTATATCACTTTGTGAAGATAAAGATATATTTTTCTGACTACTCATTAATATACTATCAGTAGCAGCGTTAAATACCAATCTTCCACTACTTAAAAGTATTTGATTTGATGTATACAATCTGGGAAGTTGTGGTGGTAGTGTAAAAGCAGAATAGTTTTCTGATGATGTAACTATTGGGATTTTTTGGTTTGAAGTTAAATAGATAGAAGATTTATCTTTATTTATATCTTCAGTTGTTGGTAACCAACCCTGTTCATCACTATCATCTGGTTGGCCATTTCGCATAATAGTAATAGGATTACCATTATTCCCAAAATTACTCCAATTATTTTTGTATTCAGATGTAGTTTTTGAAGTATTACCTAATCTAATAGAATTTCCAAATCTACCTTCTACAATGACATCACCTGCAAATGGTAAAAGGGGTTTGATATTAGTTTTTTCTACAAAAGTTCCCCCACTTTCTCCATTCAAATCAATTTCAGTGGAATTATCAGTTACTCTTCTTACTAACCCACCTTCTATTTGTTGGTAATCATTAGTTTGAGAAGGAGGGATATTACTATCCTCAAAAGGGGAAGGATAAGCATTATGGTGTGGGTGATTCCATAAAGAAACTGTATTTAGATAATATGCTTTAAATTGTGAATTATTTTCATCTAACTTATTATCTGGGAGTAGAAATATTATTACTAACTCATTTACTAAAGGAAATTGTTTTTGGGATGATAGTAAAGGGTAAGCATATTTGGGGGATTGGTTGGATCTAGTTGCTTGATTATCAACATATTCATATTTAATAGCTCCTATACCATTAAATCTATTTGTAATATCATGTATATCAGATTTTTCATCCAAATTGATATCCAATACCCTACCAACAAACATCTGTTTAGTGTTTTGGAGTAAAGCATTTAATACTCCTTCACTATTTATTCCGTTTTGGCTTTTTATTAACCCACTATACCCAAATTCAGTTGGCATTACTCTTTATCTTCTTGAGATGAATTTATTTTTTCAATTTCTTCCATTAATTGTTCTTTTTCTTCATCCGTTAACATTACACTTTCTGAAGAAGCTGAATTGTTTAATGCTCTTTGAACTATAGTAGCCATTTTAATTAATTGTTCATCATTTTTAACCCCTATTTCCATATATTCCTTAATAAGGGGAACAATCAATGTAGCATCACCAATATCAGAAATTAAAGGTTTTAATTCTGAAATTAATCCTGATATTTGTTTTTGTTTTTCTTTTTGGTTATCGTAAATCTCTTTTAAAATATCAGAGAATTTTTTCTTACCAAATACATTTGAATCTAGACCACTCATAATATTATTTTATTATAAATATAAAGATTTAGAATCTTGCGTAACCTGTGTCTAAATAATGGATATATTGAGATTTGAATATAACGTGAAGTTTATCCGCTATTTTAGTAATTTTTGGGGTTTTTACATCTACCATTTCACGAATGTAGATATATAATGCTTTTTTATTAAATATATCTAAACTTTCACGTTTACGAAATAATTCAAGTATAGCATCGGCAATAGCCGCGTCATTACCCTTGGGAAACAACTCGAATAAATTAGTAGAAACATGATCCACATAGATATCCATATATTTATCTAGATCGCTTTTAACGTTATCTTCCCCCATACTATAAACGTGACTAGAACCCTCTTTAGATAACTCATCAGCAGGGATGGTTTTAATTTTCTTCTGATAGTTTTTAGTATTGTATAGGATTAACCATCGTTTTACAATAGTGCCAAAGTAGGAATACGCTTTAGCTCCTCTAGTGGGGTCAAATAAATGTATTTTGGATAGTAGGAATACAATTATTTCATGTTGTAGATGCTCAATATTTTCTACCTCGGTATGGTAGAATTTAAAGGTATGGATAATGTTTTGTGTGAGTTTAAAAAATGGGTAGTGTATTTCTTTATCATAGATAAAACTACGTAATTTTTCATCTTCGATAGAATCTAAACCATTATATCTAACAATAGCATTCTCCGTATCTTGAGTAAAATAATTTTTACTCTTTTTTCTTCTTTTTCTAGGCATGTTTATGAGTTGATTTTAAACCTGGATAAATTGTTTTGTATTTGTTTTACTTCGTCAAAAAACCAACCTATTTCATCATCACCCTTAAATATTCCTTTTTCGTCTATTTCGTTTAAACGTTTTTGAGATGTTTCTATTTGTAGTGAAAATTCTTTAATAAAGGTATTCTGGGAAACAATGATATCCTCTGCTTTCTCATTCTTTCTTAATAAATTAAAAGTTGTATATCCTAAGATAACAACTAATAATCCTAAAATACCTAATGCAATGTTATATAAATGTATTATTTCCATTATAAATTATCAAGCATATTTTTTAATCCTGGGCTTTTAATAGTATTTAACGCTTTGGATTTAACGCTTGTCTTTGACTTCAATGTATAATTATTCTTTGGCTCCTCCACATTACTTTCTCCTTTTAGTTTAGGTAACCATTCCTTTTCAAATTCTATACGAGCAGCCATCAAATCAGCCTGATGTAATATGAATGGGAGGGAAGTTCGTGGTTTTTGTTCTGGCATAAAGGCGAATAAATACTTTTTATTTGCTTCATCATATAAACCATCATGAGTCTGGATAGCTATCATTTCATTGAAACTATAAGATACACCATGAGATTGTAATAGGAATAAACCCCTATCAGGTACTGAGGCAAATGGCACTTTTTTATTAAACATATAATCTTCCCCTAATTTTTCCTTTCTCCATTTGTCAGTCTGGGGGATATATGATTCATTGTCTTCATCCCCCATCTTACCTAAGTCATGATTAATAGCGGAGAATACCAATTCTTCCTGAGTGAATGTAGACATATCACAACCAAATGATTCCCACACTTTAGATATTTTTAAAGCGCCATCAACCACACGATTAACATGATTAATATACCCACCAGGGAATGCATTATGGTATTGATCCTTATGGGATGCTGGATATAATATAAGTCTATCCTCATACTTTTTATAAAACTCTAATAACTTCTCTTTTCTAGGGGATGAAATATGTGTTTCAATATTTTGGATAAATACA